AGAGTGTTCAACTTCCATAGCACGCTGGTACTTCTTCAAAATGTAAGCACAGAGTCTTTCTGCTTCTTCTCTCTCCTTAGGAAAGTTCCAAGAGAGAATACGCAAAGCACAGCACTTGATATAACTCAAACGCCATGACTTAGCTTTGAAATGGAAGAAAACATTAGCTTTCACCTTATCAAAGTTTGGTTTGGGAAACCAACGACCACCAATCTGAGCAAAATCACAATTAGTAAAAACACAATCGGAAAGCTCACCAGGAGGACGCTCTGGTTTAAAAACAAATCCCAAATCCAATGCATCTCCAACAATATTGGAAAAGTCCTGATGATGGGGGACGACAGAATCATCACCTACACAAGCACAAAAATGACCATCTATCTTAAATAAAAGATCACTAAGATCAACACTCTTCTTTGCAAGTACATAAAAAAGTACCAAAATCAAAGCAAGAGTGTTATCAGAAAGTGTATTGAAAGAACCAGAAGGATTCTTTCCAACCATCATACATAACCAACCATCAACGTCTATACACATGGAATAAATAACATGCCTCATAACATAATTCATCAAATTGCGAGTTTCAATAGTTAAAACTAAATGATCACCACGCAATTTATAAATAACGAACAAAACAAATTCGTTCAAAGAGGCTTCCATGTGAGACACATCCCAACAATCAAATAATAGTTTAAATAGCTTAGACTTGTTTTGAAGCAAATATTGAGCCATCCTATCAAACCCACCATAAAATGGCGAGAAACCCACCTTAGACCAGGTGGAACTATTACAGGCCAAAAGGCCATCATTTTGATTTGCAAAAAGCATAGTCATCATGATATGAGCACAAATATCAGAACACATAAAAGTGCGACACTTGCGCTTAGAGGGATCAGGATTGATCAGTTTTTCCATCACACGCATCTCCCCTTTAGGAGAAGCAAGCCAATAGAGATGAGTGAATTCACGTCCACAAAAAGTGAACTTACACTTACCAGTCTTCATCACTTGCATAACAATATCCTTAATAAGATCACCTTCTTTCTCAAGAGCAATCTTTTTGGAACTATATTTCAAATTCCAA